TAATCGTCATCGGGTTCGTTAATAGCCAAAAGCAGAGACACGTACCGCAACCCTATCGAGTGCTGCTTGATCTTTTTGGAGCGGTATTTCTCAAATATCATAGGGTTATATGAACGGATAATTTCCGTCTCAAACACGAGAGCCTGAGCACTTCCCTCTTGTTTTAATCCAAGATCACGCAATGAGATATCTTCATAATAAATACTTTGAACTTCCCCAACTTCAGCACCTACTACCCATTCATGATCATGGATATGGGGAATCATTCCCTTTCGCTCTCTCATAGATTTTTTACCAGCATCCCGTAGTAACACATCCATGGCGCTATCACAGTACATAGTAGTATTAGCAGCCACTTTCACCATCAGGCTATCCTCTTCAGGAGAAATCACCTCTCCCTCTGCAGCCTTCAGCGTGCCATCTTTCCCTACACGTAAGTATCCAGGCGAATAACTTACCGGCTCACACGTCTTGATAGACATTTTCTTCTGTGCAATCAATTGCTTTTTGTTCTCCTTCAAAAAGGAAGACAATTCTTTACCTTTCAATTCAGGATCTATTTCGAGGATGATTTTTGACATTTGGTTACAATTTCACGGTGGTGTAATTGCTTTTTCTTCTGTTCCTTCAGAGCTTTAACCTCATCAGGGTCATATTTTTTAGGCCGCTTCTTGCGCTCCTGTTTGCTCGCTTCCATTGCCATTATTTTGCGTTTGTGATTGAACTTGCCAGATGTATACATCATCACCAGGTACCGGGTCGTCGCCATTGGCCACCCTCCACTGATTACGAGTGATCAGACCATTTTGCCATTCAATTTGCATGGCTTCGTTTCGGGTTCTCCTGGCCGTTGCTTTCTGCACTTCGTCATCTTGTAATACCGGAATATGACAGTAATCTTTATTGATCGTAAGGCCATATCTGTCTGTATCAAAGAACCTATCCCATTGCTCATAATTGCTCTCTGCTTCAGGTATGATAGCATCCTGATAAAGCAGCTTTTTCCCTTCTTGTAGGTTGCTGAAAGTGGTTCCTTTCGCCGAACTCATTAGTTGATAGGCATAATTGTAATTGTCACAAATAGACATCGTATCAGCTTCTACTTCCTCAAAAAGCATGAGGTCCTTGGTGGGAACTCCCATTTGCTGCCATTTCAGGGCTGCTGAAGTGATAATGAACTGCCACTGCCTTTCTTTCAATCCATATCGGCGCAAGTCTTTTTGAAGCTCCTTTTTTTCAGTATCAGAGATCGGTATTTGAGAGTATTCTCCACTGCCTTGTTCATGGGAAAGTATTCCTAATGCACCACGGTAGTTGATGAGGACATTCCTGCTTTCAAATGCCCCGATGATATTGTTAATGGGGAGCCGAAGGGATTTGATCCGGCTTTCCGGCAGCACCAGTGTGTCAAACGAGGGGGTGATGTCTTTGAAAATGTAGACATCTCCAATTTCCAGCACAGTTCTTTCACCTTTGTAGAAAAGGACAATCTGCTTAATCATGCCCGTCTGATCTGCCTGATAAAATAGCTTTTTGGTCTCTTCAATATCCACCATTGAAGGCGGGATATTCCAGAGCGCAGACGCATCAATATTGTCCTTGAACCCGAAGGGCTTTACTGAAAGAACAAGGCTATACCCAAACAATTGTTCGTATATGTATCCCTGCGCCTCAAACTGTTTCCATGATTGCAATGGATTCGGTTTCAATAGAAGGTTGCGGATCTTCTTGGCTGCTTCACTTTGAGCCTCTTTCCCTTGCTTGTTGAGCACCCAGGTCTTTCCGTTGATATAAGCCTGAGCCTTTCGATTAATGATAGCGTTGACAGGCGGACACTTGGTAAACGCTTCAATGCAGGAATGCATTCCTTCGTACTTGAAATATGAATTCTGTCCACTTAGTGTTTCAAAGAGCCAGGAACCGTTGTCTGGAGTATGGTATGTCCCCGGATCAATTATGAATGTATCGCCATTCGATAATGATTTGACGGCTCCTGAGAAGTTGCCTGTAATCAAATCCTTACCAATAGAGAGTAGTTTATTCATATTCGTATAGGGAACGATAACGAAATTACTTCAATTCTTTTTGACAGTTCACAAGTTTCAAATTGTATTGAAAGTTATATACACGAAAGTGGGATTTTTACTTGACGAGAGAACTTACATTATCTGGCTTGAGAAATAACCGCTTGATACCATGGCCAGGTATCTACATATTTTCGAAGCTTATCCTTGTCCATTTCACGAATCTTATCCAACTCGTCGTGGTTGGCCTTGAAGAATTTGTTTTTTGAACAGCTATCCGGCCCTATCCAGTGATCCATATGAAAAAGTTTTCCCTTGACACGTTCCACCTGGTAACCTAACTGGTGCCAACGATCCCAACGCTCACAGTCCTCAGGTGCATAGCTGATCATTTTCTCATTTTCCATGCCTGATTCTATGAAGGCATCTCGTCTCATGCAAACAGCACCTCCAACCGATGATACGGCCATTGGTTTACCTCCTTTGCCGAAGTGCGTTATATCGCCAAAAATTCCGGTATCAAGAAATGTCTCCAGGTTCCTGAACCAGGGACGGCGAAGAACACGCGCGAAGCGGCCATCATATGGGTAAACGAAATCCTTTCCCTTCCGGAGCAATTGAATAGACCTGATAATCTGCATGGGTGGGATAAACACATCGGCATCCCAGTTCACAACATAGGGAGTGCCAGTGCTTAAAGCCATTTGATTCAGCATGCGCGTCCGATGGAAATATTGGGAATCGAACTTCATGAATCTGCACCACTGCTGCATGTACCCAAAGGCATCACTACCCTGCTCCATAATCGTGATATTCGTGTCGAAATCCCGCTGAAGCATGCAGACTGTCAGATTTAGGTTTTGCTTTCGATCCTGGTGATCATGAAAGACAGGTATCATGAAGGTGGTATCCAATAGATTTATCTTTTCAGGCTTATGTACGATCCAGTTAGGCCGATTCGGCCAATAATCATGCTCAGGATGGGCCTGGCGATACTCTACACCAAAGTTGAATTCAGGTCTGATGACCTTGTCGGCATTGGCCAGGTAGGCACACCACCAGGAGAATGTACTATTACTGATGATGTGATGATCTGCCATACTTCCAAGGCATAGCTGCTCCATGGCGTTGCAGGCGTCAGCAAAGAACGCATTAGGCAGGCATTCAAAGTGAACCCTACAATATGAAATATCATCAGACAGGAATAGCAGGTTGTAATCTTCATAATCCGGGAAATATTTCAATAGGGCGCTGATGTAATAAAGGGTTGGTATTTGGAAATACACGGGATTGTTCACGAAGTCTCCGCGCCGGATGGAAATGCAGATCACCGCCTTATCGAACAGTCCAGGCAGCTTTTCCCGGCAGATGCCTTTAAACTGATCCTTAAATTCAAACATTGCCCTGAGTTCGCTCTCAACCTCTCCCCAGTATTTCTCTGTCTGCCTATACCCGGTCAGAATGTGATCACCTGATTTAACCTTCCATTCATGGTAGGTAAAAGCCTGTTCTTTTTGCTCGGATCCAACAACCTCACCAATGGGAAACCATCCCTTCAGGTCTTGATAAATTTCACTTTCAGGGAAGACCACTTGTTGTTGATGCCTTCTAGCTATTCCCACTAACGACCAAAGCTCAAACAGTTTATTTCCCAGGTTGCCGGTAAACTTGCAGGTCAGCATGAATTACGTTTTTTGATCAAACAAGTGTTTCGATAGAAGTGCATGCTTTCAATGTGGCCGTCAAATGGGCCACGTTGATCAGGCTGCATTGTATCCGCATGTAGGCCATATGTAAGTCGAGCCAGATAATGCAGGATCGTGCCTGGTACCATAGGCTCAGGATTACCGCTGTAGTTATCAACCCAAAGTCCTGTATGGATATCCTCGACGATATAGATTCCCCCAGGCTTCAGGTGTGGAAACATAATTTCAAAAGTCCGAATGGTGAGCGCATTGATATGGCTGGCATCATCGATAAACACATCTGGCTGCCCTTCACGCTCAATCATTTCCTTGACAAATGCTTCATCGTCCTGGCTGCCTTGGTAGATAACAGTACCTGGAACGTAGAGAGATGGCTTGCCGTGCAGATCAAATCCTATTACGGTTGCGACAGGGAAATACTCTCTCCACATGCGTAGAGATTCACCGCCACGATCCGGATACTCATATCCTCCGATGCCTGCGTCTATGAGTGTAATGGGTTTGGCCCTGAGCGGACCGAGGAACTGCTCATAGAAATGGCAATAGTTATGGCCGTTGCTGGCCTTGTCCGTTTTGTGCTTCAGTGCTATCTGATCCAGTGTCATTTTCTTTATAGCTTGTAATTAGTCCAAATAGTAGGAGCAGGAACCAAAGGGAATGAGTGAATACAATCCCGATTGACATGCAAACCAATACCACAATATTATTGATCACTACCCATTTCATGATTTAGCCCTTAAAGCATTCAACTGTCCTGAGAAGTGTCCCAATAGCAATGACATACAAACTGCCTGCAATAATGTCAAAGGCACAGGCAGCAGAAGCAAAAACATGAAAATGCTGTATAATATCCATCGCAGGATTGACAGCGGTATCTGTACCGGAAGCGCCGGCTCCTTCTTGACATCCTTTGATTCAGGTTTCTTTTCATTGCTCATAGTTCGTATTTTGATGGCATAGGATAAAGCATATCCAGATAGTCCTTCATCTCTTTATTTAGCGCTTTATCCCCAATTGAGAAATAAGGACGGTTGTTTACCTGTTCCGCGATCTCATAAGTACTCAACGGCTGGTTCAGTTTCAGATCAGGATAATATTCCCCTTCGATACCGTTTTGTACGCAATACATTGTCTTTATAC